TGCCCAGGTGATGGACACTCAAAATCCCTACGGCAGCGATAGCTACCCCTTTATCCCTGTTTTTGCCTACTACCGACCTGAGGCGGCTCAATGGCCACTGCGCGTTCAGGGGATTACCCGCATGGTCCGCGATCCACAATGGATCTACAACCGCCTCCGACTGAACGAGCTCGACATTCTAGAAAGCCAGCCCAACAGTGGTTGGATCTACAAAGAAAATGCCGTTGTCAATCCGCAAGATCTGCTGAACGTTGGGCAAGGTCGACTGATTGCGTTGCGTGACGAAGCTAATCTTGGAGATCTCCAGCAGATCCAGTGCCCGCGCGTAGACGCGTCCATGATCCAGCTAAGCGATCAGATGAAGTCGTTGATCCGTGACATCTCTGGCGTCAACGAAGAGCTGCTAGGGGCAGCAGAAGACGAAAAAGCAGGCATCCTAAGCATGCTTCGACAAGGCGCTGGTCTGACGACGCTACAGACGCTGTTCGATCATCTAGATTGCAGCCAAAAGATCCTGGGTCAACGCATGATTGAAATGATCCAAATGAACTGGCGCCCAGAAAAAATCGAGCGCATCACCAACGAGCAGATCGATCCGAAGCTAAAAACCCAGGCGTTTATTCGCTACGACTGCGTCGTTGAGGAGGGCCTGAACACCAGCACCCAGAAGCAGATGCAGTTTGCTCAGCTGCTGCAGCTACAACAGCTCGGCGTGCCCATTCCTCCAGAGCAGCTCATCGAAGCTAGCACCCTGCAAAACAAGCATGAGCTGCTGGAGAGCATCGAGATCCGGCAACAAGCTGAGCAGCAAGCCATGCAGGCACAACAACAGGCCGCGCAACAGGCTGCTATGGCTAAGGCTCAAGCTGACCAAGCCAAAGCCGCTAGCGACATGGCGATGGCAGAAGAGCGGCAAGCTCGTAGCAAACTTGTGCCATTCGAAGCGTTGCAAAAGGTACGCGACAGCGAGCGTGCTGAAGAACAGGGTTTGCTTGACCTCATCAAAGCCATGAAAGAGCTGCAACAGATGGATTTTGCCGCGTTGCGTGACGCCATGATGCTAGCTCAGTCGCTCAAGGACCGTAATGCAGCCGAAGAACAGGCTGCGCTTGCAGCAACAAAACCTGCGCAGGCAGATGTTTCAGCTAACATGCAGGCTCCTGCTGCGGCAAATGTTGCAGGGATGTAAACTAGACCTTCGCAGCGCGGTGTCCTTGCAGTTGAGTCGATCCTCTGTTTGTGCGCTCGTTCTTCAAAAAGCGCTGCGATTTTCTACGGCTGTGGCACCTTGAGTAGGTTAAAGCAAAAAAGGTGCCCTTCCTCTATGCGTATCTCTACCGCCACACTGAATCGCAAAATCGCAAGCTTCATGGATCAACTGCAATCCGATGATGCTTGGGTCGTGCTGTATCCCCATGACATGAGTCAAGATCGTGCTAAGACAATCGCGACGGCGATGGGATGGAAAGGCGCGGCCAAAGACGTTTTCTATCCGTGCTTTAGCCTGGGAAACGTAGTCGTGCGACGCCTATCCTAGAAAGATGTTACACGGCAAGCCCATCTTGTAGGCATGAGCTAGCCTTTGAATTTGCATATCGATCTCATGAGCATTGTCATCGATGCGGGCAACCCATTCATCAATGTCATCACTCATCGCTAATTGCAAATCGCAAGAGCGGATCACGTCGCCAGGACTGTATAGGGCACGCTCGACCGCGTAGTGATGCAGAGACTCTTCGTTAAGATTCATCGCGATGGCGTAGTCCTGGACATGCCCCTTACGGGGTAAGTGAGCGAACCTGCCTGCGACGTAAAGCGCAACGGGAGGATAGATATCCAAAGTGGCCATATAGACCTCCGTAGGCTCCACATTGTCGTCTAAATGGGTATATCGCGCCTGTGCAAACATCCTGGGGCGGGTCGGGGTGCTCCTTCCCCATGGCGGCCCGCACTTTCCAATAAAAGCCTTACTACATACAGTTTAGATAGCTGTACCGGAGCTCAGCCCTCCATCGGTGTATCGGGAGTCACCAACCCAGTCCCTGCGTACGAGAGACCTCGCAAGTCCTAGAAGTAACAACCTCTAGTTCGTAGACAACATGACAGTCTCTACATTGAGCGGTCCAACGACCACTCTGAACATGCCGCCAGCGGTGCAACAGGCGTTGTCAGATTACATTCTGGCCACACCCGAAGCCGACCTGATTCACATGTTCCCGGTAAAGCGTTTTTCGCTTCCGATGAACAGCGGTAACACCCTGCGTATGGTTCGTTTCGACAACCTGCCAGTGGTCAAACAACCTTTGCCCCAGAACGGGACGATCCCGGCTCCTGCGGTGCAGACAGACGAATTCGTCGATGCACGTATTCGTTACTACGGTCAATCCGTGCTCCTCAACGAGCAGGTAAAAAATTTGGTATGCCTGCTTAAAACTACTAGTGATTACTTGGAAAGCCTAAACGCCGCCTAGGCGCATGGTAACCAGAGGCAAGTGTCCATATGTCAGCGCTGATTTTCAGCTTTAATGAGTTGTACAAGATGCTCGCGATGAGCTCTCTCCTCGTCGGTCACGGCTTTGCTGCCGCGTCCAGCCTGGAAGGTAGCTCGCAACTCCAGCATCAACTCAGCCTGACGCTTTTTGACGACCAGGAATGGCAAAGCTCCTTGCAGAGCGGCCACCATATTATCTCCGTTGCAGTACCACTTAAAAACTCGCTTTCTAGCGTTCTTTGGGGTCTGCGCAGGAGTGTATTCAGCAGTGTTTCCTATCAACCGCTCATCGATCCAATCGATCAGCCTATGGTCACTGTTAACCACCGTCAGTGTGGTTTGGCAACAGACGTAAACTTTCCCACTGGGTTGTTTACTTGGAACGGAGGCCGAGGCGTAAATGCTTCCTTCTCCATCCAAGATGCCAGCAAAATATGCCCATTCCGCGTCCGTCATAATGGCTCTTTTCTAATGCCGCTACAGCATATGAAAACTAAGCATGGATGTACAGCCGCAACGACTAAGTCTAGTGGCACCCGCAAGGGTGAAGCGATAGTCTGCTCTATAGGGAAACCTATAGAGGGAGATCCGAAGAGGTTTCCCCGCCACGCAAGTGGTCAGTACGGGTGGTTCCCGGAAAGTAACAGCACTCGATACCTCGAGAACCAACAGCCAGTATTTGTTGGCGCTACAGAGCGTCTTCAGTACTGCTTCCAGCTTTCGCAAGACCAACTGATCCGTGACGCTATGGCGGCCACGACATCGGTTGTGAACTGCGTTGGCGGCGTGAACGGGCAATCTCCGACTGAATTGTCACTCAGTGACATTCAGGACGTAAACACCGTTCTTCTGCGCAACAAAGCGATGAAGTTCACCTCCGGTATCGAAGGGGAAGATCGCTTTGGCACAGGTCCTATCGCTGCGTCCTATCTTGGTCTCGGTCATACAGACCTGCTGAACAGCCTGACAAACATTAGTCAGTTTATCGCATCGCACCAGTACTCCAACGTGACGCCGGTTCTGCCTGCTGAAGTTGGCTACGTAAACTACTTCCGCTTCTGCCTGTCGGCTGAAGGCCTGATTGAGGCGAACGCTTCAAGCACAGGACAGGACGTCTATGACATGTTCATGGTCGCTCGGGAGTCAGTGGGTGACGTTGAGCTTTCTGGCTATGGCGTTCAGCTTATCTACAGCGATCCATCAATTGTGGAACCACGGTTCCGTACAGCGTCTTCGCTGGCGGTTAAGTGGAGCCAAGCACCCACCATTCTTAACGATGCGTGGATCATCCGTCTGCGCAGCACACTGGCTTAAGGGAGGGATTTGAAATGGCTATTCTATCTCAAATCGCTGCTGGCAGCTTTGTTGCTGACGGCCTGCCAAAAAATCTTCCGTTTGCCGGTCAACCTGACATCGTGCGCCTGTATTATCAAGGCAACGACTCAGGCGACATCTGGACAGGTGCTACAAGCACAAAAGAGGCGTTTTGGAACCGCAACATGCCAAACGGCAGCGCAATGCTGACCGTTGGAGTTGCCTCTAACGACCAAAAATCTTTCATCACAGCTCTGGTCGGAACTGGCATCAGTTACTACAATCCTGAGTGGAGCGCGCTCGGACCTGTCAAAGTTGGCACAGCAATTAGCCGTGCTAACCCGGCGGTTGTAACCTGTGCGGTTGCGCACGAGTTGCTGACTGGCGATCAGGTTCTGCTTAGCAATAGCACCGGCATGCTGCAAATCGCAGGCATGTATTTCCAGATCACTAAAATTGACGATTTCAATTTCAGCCTCAACGGGTTGAATTCGTCAGCTCCATTTAGTGGTCCGGCTACCGCTGTGCAATTCCGCAAAATTCTGTTTCCTGGGATCTGGCAACCTCAAAGCTGCCTGATTACGAACATCAGCCGAGCTGCTGATGCAGTGATCACCACATCGGTTGACCATGGTTACAAGGTCGGACAGATGATTTATCTTGCTGTTGCCCCACAGTTTGGCATGGTCCAAGCTAGCGGCAAAATCAGCCGGATTAAGGCAGTCACAGCGAACACAATGACAATCGATCTAGACACGTCTAGCTACACTGCATTTGCGTTCCCGCTGACTGGTGCTGGACCGTTCGACTTCCCGAACTTGTCTAACTACGGAACCGACGGCAGTCTGGTCCTGAATGCGTACCGTAACGACGCGGTTGCTGGAGTCTATCTTGGATCTGCTGTTTGCGGAGCAAGCGGTCTCGTGCACTACGAGATCATTCAAGCCGACAGTTTTGCATCTGTGTAATAGTGTGGGAGGGGAAACCCTCCCCATTTGGCTATGTCTATTTCGCAACCTACCAAAGTCTACAACTACGGCCCAGCATTGACCGGGACAGCCGTATCTCTGGCTAACCCTGCCGTCGTCACAAGCACAAACACAGGCAATTTGCAGACTGGAGACAAAGTTCTGCTCCAAGCCTGTACTGGCATGCCCCAAGTAGCGGGCTTGCTGTGTCAGGTGACGGTTACTGGACCCACTACGTTTCAGCTTAACGGCCTTGACACGTCGGCTTTTGCAGCCCCTGCTACTGCGGTAACGTTCCGCAAACTGCTCGTGCCTCCGTATTGGCAACCACAGAGCTACCAGATCCTAGCTATTACGCTAGCGGCTACCGCGACGATTACTACAAACCAGGACCACAACTACGTACCCGGTCAGCTAATCTACGTTAACATCCCGCGCATGTGTGGCATGAGCCAGTTTAACGGTCAGACCTGCACGATTAAGAGCGTGACGGCCAACACCATGACGGTAGACGCTGATACCACAAATTTTGCCGCGTTTGCATTCCCGTCACCTACGCTACCCGCCTACGATTTTGCAACCTTGGCTAGCTTCGGAGTGAATTCAAGCTTAGTATTAAACCCATACCGCAACACGCTATAAGGAGCATATGGCTAGAACATCTACATCCAAACGAGCTGGCGAATCGGTCGACTTTGCAAACTGGCAAAGCCCGGAAATCCT